AGACCGTTGGTGACATCGGTCACGTAGGTCTTGGTGATCGAGCGGTCGACCGCCCATTTGTGCCACGCCTGCACCGCGTCCATGAGGATGAACAGCGTGCGAACGCGGGTAACGAATGCCCACTTAGGATCGCTCGACAGCGTGCGGTTGCCCCACAAGCGATAACCGTCGTCGCGAATGATGGTGGTGATATTGGCGTTGTTGAGCAGGTTGGCTCGGCACGTCTCGTCGCCGTCCAGGTATTCGACCGCGCGACCGGTACCGGTGATGCCGGTCAACTCCTTGTTCGATGGCGAGGCCCAGAAACCGTATTCAGCATCCGTCCAGGCAAACAGGCCTGCTGCCCAAGCCGAGCCGGGCGCGTCGACCGTCGAACTGGTGCCGGTGTCCCAATACTTGACGCCCGGGTCGACCATGAACAGGTTGCGACTGCCAAAGTTCTCGGCGTAGGCAATAGCGGCCTCGTCGGTCGTACCCGGGCCGTCGATGATGCCGATGGCGCGCAGCTTCTGCGCCACGCTGTCGAGCGCCGTAGCCACCGCCTGAGTCGCGGTGTGGCCCGGTGCGATCAACAACCGCGGCTGAGCGTTGAACAGGCTTTTACCGTCGAGCAGCGCCTGCAGGCCGGTACGCTGACCCGAGACCAGTTCACCGCCAATGATCGCTGAGGTTTGCAGCGCCGCGTCTTCCAGCTTGGGCACGCCGATGGCGACGATCACCGCCTTGGCTTTGACGTAGATCGCCTTACACGCCTTGGTGATTGCCGAATCGGTGCCGAAGGCGGCAATGGCCTCGCGCTCGGTAGTGATCAACTTCAGTTCGCCGGCTTTCGCCGTGCCGCCGCCGAGAACGCCCGGGGTGAAGGTGTCACACAGACCGATGATCGACGACGACGGCAGCGAGATGGTGCGCGCGCCAGTGTCGACCGATGTGGTCGTGACGCCGTGGAAAAAACTCATAAGGGTCAGTCTCCAGAAACGAAAAAGCCCCGCATAAGCGAGGCTGTGAGGGTGGTGGTGTTACGCGTAACGGAATGAAAAACGCCCCGTCAGTGAGGAGCGTTTAGGTGGTTTGTGCTGCCAGCCAGGTCGGCGCCGGCGGCCGGTGTTCGGCGAGCGGGAATTGATCTCCTTGCGGCCAGTCGCGCAATAGCCGTCGGTAGCCTTGCAGCTCGGTATATTGCTCAGGCGTGATCGAGGTCGACCCGCCTTCCTCAACCTCGTCGCGATGGCGTGAAACCAGAGGGTCAGTAGCCGCCAATTGCCGATCCCGCCAAACACGCTCAGCGGCGGCCAGCACCTCAGAGCTAGGCGCCGGCCGCTCGACAAGGATAGGCCCGCCGAACTCGTCAGCAGCGACGACCATGCCGGCAGTCTGGCCATCCAAAATGGCGCGGCGATGCACATCGGACACCTCAACGGCATCACCCGGAATCACATCATTGATGCCACTTTCATAAAAGCCCAGCTCAGCTGCACTAAAGAAAATCACGATCAGTACCCCCATACATGCCAAAAAATGACCGGGTTAACCGACGTGGTAGGCCCCGAGTTCGCATTGACCAAAATGCTATTGAGGTTACTGCCGTTCTTCCTCACCCCAGCAATAGAAAACTCAGCCGCCCCCGCTTGCGCTGATAACGGCACTGAGACCACCGCCCCAAAAATCGCGTTAGGAAACGCAATTGGGAGAACAACGGCCACCTCCGCATTATCCGTAACAGCTACAGACCCCCATTGTTCGATCAGACCCGACGGTTGCCTCTGATAGCCATTACTTGATAACGATGCGATGCCCGTTCCACCAACAGAAAGCCAACCAATCCCCGACGCAATAAACTCCGCCGCAACACCCATAACCAGCACCACGGTGGGCGAGCCAGTTACGACGCCATTCGGCCCGGAAATGTTGCCGTTGATGGATCTCACAGTGCAGACGGTATTTGCTCCAGCCTGAATGTAAATGCGACTTCCGCCGGGCAACAGGGTGGCATCAGGCAGCGTGAGAGTGACAGTCGGCGCGCTTGTATATACGTACTTTCCGACATCCGCCGCCGTCAAAACCGTATTTGCGGCATAGGCGACGTACCCGGCAAAGCTACCCGCCGCGCGCTGCACGAATTCAGTGGTTGCTAGCGCCTTGGTGCTGTCGAACTGAGGCCGAGTGGTGAAGCTCTCCCCCGCCATGATGCCGGCAAAACGCAGCGCAACAGTGCCACCGATCAGCCGCCACTGATCTTGCAGTCGAATGAATTCGGCGGTGTCACCCAGGCTCAAGACCAGAGGGCCAGCAATACCGGTAGAGGTGTACACCACATCAGCCCCGGCGCCGATGATTCTCAGGCCGCCAGCACCCGCACAGACAAGCGTGACAGTAGCGCCCTGCGCGATACCTGCCGTAGGCGGCAACGTTGCGGTGAGCTGCCCCGCACCGGAAAAGCTGTGAAGGCCGCCGACATGTGCAGCCGTAAGCGCCAAATCCGCGCTGCTTGAGGTGAAGCCTGAAAACTCAACCCCGCTGCGCTTCACGAATTCAGCCGTAGCCAGCAACTTGCTGCTGTCAAATTGCGCCGGCGTCGGCGCCTTGGGGCTTCCGACAAAGATCGGAGAAAGCAAACGGGCGAGACCGTCGGTAATGTCCTTGAACGTCAAGGCCGTGACACCCACAACAATCGCGCCATCTGTCACCAACTGCCAAATCGTATCGGCCTGAGTAGCCCCCACCTCAACCGCCAGCGTCATATTCGGCGTGACCCTGGCATTGCTGTCGGCATCACTTGCCCGCGCCCAGGCGCCGGCCGCCACTACATATGGGCCGTTATCCTTCGCAACCGTCTGATTCTTCACCAACACCCGATCGCCGGCGTTCAGCGAAACACCGTCCACTACCTGCAAACCGAGCAGAGCAATGTTGGCCGTCGTTGCGGCGCGCACAGATTGCTTCATGTCGAGCCGGCTCAACTCGTCCAGAAGACGCGAATCAACATATTCGCGGGTAGCCAGCACCACTGCCGGATCAATCTTGAGTGTGATATTCCCGGCGTTGCTGACCACAAAGTTCATGCGCACGACTTGCGTGCGGCCAGAGCCTTGCGACAGCAGCGGCTTGAAGCTTGGCGCGCAGTTGGCCACCGCCACCAGATCGCCGTCCGCATCGTAGAGGCCGATTTCGCGGATCCACTTACCGCCCTCATCGGCGGGAATGATTTGCTCGGCGATGATCACCGCCGGATTGACCGGGTCAATCTTCAGTTGGTTGAGCGGCTTTCGGCGCCACTCATTGAGCAGCTTGGTTTGTATGGCCGACGGCACCGGATTGGGCGGATCTGCCAGCCCGCTTGGGTTGGCATCCCCCACGCCCATTTCGGTAAGTTTCCAAGGAATTCCAAGCGCGTCGGCGTTCGCCTGCTTGGCCATCCCCACGTTCGTGAGGATCGCGAAAAACTGCGAGTTCGCATCAATCATAATAAACGTCCAGGGTGTCTATGGTGTGTTCGCGGCCGACCACGCCAAAGCTGCCGGTGACCTCGATGTCACGCATGACGGGTGGGTAAACGTCGATCTCGTCGCCGTCGTAGAGGGATACGGCGATATCTAAGTTGCCTTGGGTTTCCAGGCTGATCGCCAGCCCGGTCAGTTGCCGGGTAACAGGCTTGGCGTCGTCAATCAGGCGCTCAAGCTCCTGATACATTTCCTCGGTGATACCGGTATCGAGAACGCCAACCTTCAGCGCGAAGGTGCCCGGCACACCCTCGGGCACCGTCTGGAACCACTCGACAATCTCGATCAGGTAACCCAGAGGCTCGACCACGCGGCGCAGAGCACCGATGGTGCCCTTGTGTTTGTGGATGTAATACGACGCTTTGATGGCCGCGCGCTTGGTTACCTCAGTCCAGCGGTAATCCCAGCGATCCACCGACCACGCCCATGCCAGATGCGGCAGCAGATGCACCGGACAGGTGTCGGGGTTGTAGAGATCGCGCAGTGGGACAATCGTCTTTTCGAAAAACGCGGCTTCCACGGCCCGTTCCAGTTGCGTGCTGTTGAGCGGGAGTAGACTTTTCATATCAGCCCGCCAGCCTCACGCTGTAGCGCGTACAGAAAGCCGCTTGCGCCTTGGTCGGGGCCAGATCCTGCCACCCGACCAACTCAACCCGGGCAACGCCGGCAACGTGCAACTGGGCGTCAACAGCCGAGCGGGCGACCTCTACGCCCAGCCGCTTGCGTGGATTGATCCAGGATGCCAAGCGGCTTTTCGCCTCGGCCAAACTGGCA